TCTGATTGCCGAGATAGCGGATATTCCCGTTAGTCCCGACGAGCGCGAGCAACGAGGCGTCGTTGAGAACCCGCTTGATCACCTCACGCCGAAACCCGGACAGCTCCGTGCCGGCCGCATCCGCTTGCTCGATGACGAGAATGAATGGCGTCATCTGCACGACGTATGGCCGGTTGGCCGGCCGCGACGAGCCGATATCGTTGATGCCGTCACTCTCTTCGTCGCCGTCGAGCACAGTCGCACTCGGCAACCGATCTTCGGCAACATCGATGTAGTTGCGCGCCGCAGAGCGGATGCCGGGAATGCCGGCAACGATATCGAAAAGCCGATTCAGGATATCCTCGCGAAGGTCCCTCACGGCGCCTCTTTCAGCAAGAACCGCACCTCGCCCCAGTCCTCGCCCATCGGGCTGCCGCGCAGCTCCCAGGAGCGCACGACCCAGCTCCGGCCATTGAAGGCGAGGACGGCGTCGGCGTAGTCGGCTCGGGCGATGCCCTTCTGGGCGAGCTCGTAGATGCGAGCGAAGGCGCCCGGCCCGACGCTGCGCACCTCGGCGGCCTGGGTTCCCGCCGAGACCGGCATCGCCTTCGACCGGGTGTCGTCGATGACCGTGATATCGACCGCGGTGCTATCGGCTGTCATCGTCGCCGGCACGCCGATCTCCGCATAAACTGGATCATACAGCAGTGCGCTGTAATCGATGGCCATCGTCAGATCAGCTTTGCGACTGCGGTCTCGACTGCGGTCTGCAAAGCAGCATCAGTGACCGCGGCGCCGTCAGCTTGCACACTGGCATCCCAGACCACGGTCGGGATGACTTGGGCAGTGGCGCCTTCGGGATTGACCAACGTGGCCATCGACCACTTATACCTCGTCGGGTGTGCCGGGACGTTCGGCGCCTCGTCGGCGATGTAGCTTGCGAACTTGGCGCAGCTCACTGTCACGCGCCCACGGAACGTCTGATCCCGCATCAGCTCGAACGTCTTCTCATAGGTGAGCGCCATGTCACCCTCGTTGTTTTTCGAGAAGCTCGATGCGGTCGAGCGCGCCGGCAAATGCGGTGGCTAGCAGTTCGAGCGCCAGCCATAGCTTGTTGTTCATCTCACCGAGCGATAGCGCATTATGTCGCCACTCGGCCTTCGTCGGCATGCCAGGCAGCGCCTCGTCGGCCAGCATGCGCTTGATGTACTGCCGCGGATCGCGCGGGTCGAATTCCTTGACCATCTCGGCGAACCTGCGCGCCGGCTCGTGTCCATTATTCGGAGCAAGGCTATCCCAGTACGCCAGATCGACCTTGCCGTATTTGAGATACTCCACCCCAAAGCACGTCAGCAGCGCGCCGTCATCGTACACCGTTTGCGCGTTGATCGAGCCTGGCCCGCCATTGCCGCCTGATGTCGGGTTGCCCCACACCAGCGAGCCGCCAGAATGGACCTGGCCACGGAATGTGCCGTTGGTCGAAAATGCAATAGGAGTCTGCGCATCGGTCAAAAGGTTCAGAGAATTAGTCCCACCGTATTGGCTATAGGTAGATGACCCCAAGAATATGTACGACTGCAATCCGGCGTTGTTTTTGAATTGAACATAAGCGGTCGCATTGCTCGCGGCGTTGGTATTCTCCAGGTTAACCCCGTAGTTTCCCGCGATGTTTCCCGATGCAGAGACAAACCCGCTTGTAACCAGATTCCCGCCAGCAAAGACGTCGCCACTGACCGTCAAATTGCCGGTCAACGTCCCGCCGGCCAGCGGCAGATAGCCCGAGAGATCAATCGACAGGGTCGTTCCGGTCAGGGACAACGGCGCGTTGGCAGTGACGACGCCCGCCGGGCCTTGCGGGCCAGTTGGACCTGGGTCGCCCTGCGGGCCTTGCGACCCAGGAGCGCCTGGCATGCCGGGAAGGCCTTGCGGACCTTGCGGACCGGCAGCGCCTGGATCGCCCTGCGGCCCCTGCGGCCCCTGCGGCCCATCAGGCCCAGGCGGCCCTTCAGGTCCAGGCGGCCCCGCCGTCTCGTCACCGCCGCCGCCACCACCACCGCCGCCGCCACCGGGAACGGCGCGGCGACGATCAACATATTGTTTAGTAGCCACGTCCATCGCCTGTGATGGATCTCGCGCCACTGTCAGCGTGCCGTCATCGATCAACATGTCGCCGTGGATGAGCGGGCTGACGATTTCAGGCTTGCGCTGCCTGACGAGCGGACCTTCGCCGGTGCTGGGGCCAGTCGGCCCCTCTGGCCCAGGCGGGCCCTGCGGACCAGCCGGTCCCGGATCGCCTTGCAATCCCTGCAGGCCGCGCTTGCCAGGATGCGCGTTCATTGCCCTCCAAAGCACTTTGCGGCTTTGTTCAGCGAGCACTTCTTAGGTTTCCCTTTTGAATGCAAATGTGCCGATGTCTTCGCGGCCGAGCTCGGTCTCGACCGCGCTTTCCGTCACCAATGCAAAGCCGCAGGCCTTCATCGCGGACAAGAGCCCCTCGCGCGTGAAATACCAATAATGCTCGAGCGGCCGGAAATGCTTCGAGCGCAGCGCGTGCTCGGCATCGCGAAAGATCGGCAGCGACAGGAACAGCCACTCTCGGCAACCGGCCAGCAACGACTGGAAGTCCGCCATGTGCTCGAGCACGTCCCACAGCGTCATTGCGTCGAACGGGACCAGATGCGGATCGACCAGCAGCATCTGATCGTCGAGCCACAGGAGCGCAGTCGGGTTGATATCGTAGCCATAGGTCGTCCTCTTCCGCTGCCGTCGTGCCGTGATGAACGCACCCGAGCCGATGCCGACATCGATCAGCGTTCCTCTGAAATGCTGCTCGACAAACTCGCAGCGGGCCCGCATCAGCGCGCGCCCGAGGTCGGTTTCTGCATTGCGCGCATATCGATCGAAATATTCACGGTCGTAAGGCCCAGGGATCTCGACCGGATAGTGGCCGATGCCGAGCTGCGGCCACCATGTCAGGCGGCCAGCCGAAAACTGTGCGACCAGCGACGGAACTGACCGACCGGGTCCGCGATCCGCTTGTCGCAGTTGTGCAGCATGTTCGTGCATCGGCAGAAGGCCTCCGGCATTGCAAACCCTATCCGGCTCAAGTCGAGCCGCGGGTCGGTGATCTTTTTGGGCCCGTTGTGTCCACCGTGGCCGCCCAGCACCACGAAGGTTTTAATCCGCAGCGCCAGCCCCGCCGGCACGATCCAGCCGACCCCGCCGATGACGACATCGGCCTCGCGGACCAGCGCGAGCACCTCACGCACGGCGAGCTCGCCGAAGACAAAGTAGCGGTGCGCCGGCGGCAGCTCGCCGACCGCCCATTCTTGCCCAGGCTCGAGGTCGGCGACCGCGACGACGGTGTGCGTTGCCATCAGCTCGGCGGCGATCGCGTTGACGTATTCCGGCAGCGGGTTGCGCGCCTCGCCGCGCCATTCCATGCGCACCGTGACCGGCCGCACCACCGCGATCGGTCTGTTAATTTTCTCCGCCACGATTGAGGGGGCCGGCCCCATGTCGGGCAGATCGAACAACGCCGGATCGAATGCCACCCGCAGCGACGAGTGCCACCGCCGCTCGAGCGCCGTGATAATCGAGGCGGCCGTCGTCAGATCGCTGCCGTAGGAAACTCCGCTGACCTCGCGCATCGGCAATGGCCGCAACCACCGCTCCGGCCGCTGCCGCGCGATGTTCTTCAACTGAGTACGCAGCCGACGCTTCCCGAGGACGAACTTGATGTTCAGATCCTCGTAAAGCTCCGGCCACGGCGTTTCGAGATGGACCTGGTATTGTTTCGCCGCCGCCCGCACGAACGGCCGAGCGTAGCAGTTATCTCCCAAACCCCACATTCCGCGGATCAGGACCGGCTTCACGCGACCCGCTCGAACACCAGCGATGTGCCCGTGACGTGGACGAGATTGCGCCCTTCGGCATGCAATCGATCCAAGACCCCGGTCACCTCGGCGGGCGTGTTCTGGTAGTCGTGCCAGATGATCATCCCGCCCGGTCTCACGACCGAGGCCGCCCAGAGGCTGTCCTGCAACACGTGGCGCGGGCCGTGATCGCCATCGACAAATACGACATCAGCGGATGCCGGCATCTCTTCCTTTCCGCGCAACATGAGACGGAAGCGCGGATCGTCTTTCACCAGCCGGCCGGGCTCGGCCGGACGGTCGTGCTGCTGCCACGCGCCCTCGAACCGATAGCCGGCCTCGACGTCGATGCCGATGTATCTCTGGATGGAAGCGACGTGTTGCAGCACCGCTTGTGCGGTCAGCCCGATGTTGACGCCGATCTCGACCATGGCCTCTGGCGCCGGCGCGATGCTGTCGACCAACGCCAGCAAGGCCTCCTGTTCGCCGGGTTCCATGTACGGGCGATTCACCTCGGGACCGGTGACGCCGAGATCTGATTTGCTGATGCAAGGTAGAGGCACCACTGCTCCTGTTGAGGCTGGGCTACCCCGGGGGGGAACACCAGGCAATCCAAAATAACGCACCCAGCGCGCTACGGCGCCCCCGCACGGGGCCCTCCATACGGCTTCCAGGGACGGAAGACTGGGCCCTCGGTATCGTTATCGCTGACCGTGAGCCTGGCAGCCTGGCCCAAGGTCGAAACCAGCGCGTCAGGACCATCGGAGGACCGACGCATGACGTAACGGGCGGCAGGATCGAGACCCTGCGCCAGCAGCACGCGGGCAGCATCGAGGAACGGCTCCTTGACGTCAGCGACCACCAGGCGGCCGTCGTGGTGAGCGGTATACTTGCCGTCTCGGCGGGCGCGCTCGGCAACCACAAGGACAATCGTGTTCATGCCGCCCGCCGTTCGCCAAGCACGTCTTGCAGGCTGACGACCGGCCACAGGGCGGCATAGGCACTGGGGCCGACGATGAACAAGGCGATACCCATCATCCGCAGCGGCTCGACCATGGTAGCGATGTCGGCGCGGTGGCGGTCGTAGCGCTCCGGCTTCGGCCCCCACCGGTGCGGCTTGTGGTGCCAGACCCGGCCATCGGCCGCCGCTCGTCCGTCAGCTCCGAGCCAGACGATTGTCCCACCGCGCCCGACCAGATGCGCCGCCAGATTGGTGGCCGCCGTCAGGCTCGTCCACTTCTGCGTCAGGCAAGTCGGGTCCTGTGCCAACCCCGGCGGCTTGACATTGCGGCAAATTAAAATCTTCGGATCGTCGCGCACCATCTGCGTCGTCGTGACGACGCGCCCGCCGAAGCTTGCGACCGCCGCCTTGTTCTCCGGCTCGTTCCACCAGCGCCAATCGCCGAAGTACAAGATGTCCGCC